AGAGAGGGTGGACGTGGCACTGAGATCACGACACTGCCTGGAGGACAGAACCTTGGAGAACTCAAGGACGTTGAGTATTTCAAAAAGAAACTCTTTAATTCTCTCAATCTTCCTCCTTCCCGTCTCACAGACGACAATAAAGGATTCAATCTTGGTAAGACCACTGAAGTCCTCCGTGACGAACTTAAGTTCACGAAGTTCATTGGTCGTCTCCGCAAGAGATTCTCTGAGATGTTCCAAGACATGCTTAAAACTCAGCTCATCCTCAAGGGAGTAATCTCCCCTGAAGATTGGGATGACATGAAGGAGCATATCCAGTATGACTATCTCTTTGATAATCACTTCAATGAACTAAAGGAAATTGAAATGATGAACCAAAGAATGATGACTGTCACTCAGATGGATCCTTTTGTTGGAAAGTATTTCTCTACAGAATATATCCGCAAGAATATCTTGGGTCAAACTACCAAAGATATGCGCGAGATTGATAAGCAGATGAGACAAGACATCGACACTGGTCTCGCTATCGATCCAGTAGAAGTAAATGTTCTAGACAATATGCAGCAACAGAACGCTGCACTCGCTCCAGAAATTGCAGATATGCAAGCAGATGCATCCGCTGAAAGAGAAGCAGATGCTGCTGATGCTGCGCTCGAAAGAGATATCAAAAGAGCAAAATCCGCACCGTCAAAACCCAGCGGAGATAAATAAATTATACTGAACTATCATTATGGCAGAATCTACCGAAGTAAATTCACTCCAAGGTGAGGTTGATATCGTTAATCAAATTGCCGATAATCAACGCGCCAATGCGATTAATGCAATCCACGACATGTTATTTGCCAAGGCATCTGATGCTATGGCAGATTACAAAAAGGTGGTAGCAAATACGTTCTTTGATGAACCCACAGAAACCGAAACGGAAGTAACCGATGAAACTGATAACGGAAACGATTGAAGACGTTCAAATCCTTACTGAGGAAAAGAACGGAAAGAAACTCCTTTATATTGAAGGTGTATTCCTCCAGTCTGAACTGAAGAACCGTAACGGACGCATGTATCCTTTTAATGTTCTCAACAAAGAAGTTGAGAGATATAACGAGGAATATGTTAAATCCAAGCGTGCTCTAGGTGAACTCGGTCACCCTGATGGACCTACTATCAACCTTGATAGAGTGTCACATAGGATTACAAGTCTCCGCGCTGAAGGTAATAACTTCATTGGCAAGGCACAAATCCTCGACACACCAATGGGTAACATCGCTAAGAACTTACTTGGCGAAGGTGTTCAGTTAGGTGTTTCCTCTCGTGGTATGGGAAGCATCCAAAAGTCAGAAGACTGCAACGTTGTTGCGGACGACTTTATGTTAACAACTGCTGCTGATATTGTAGCAGACCCTTCCGCACCTGATGCATTTGTAAATGGTATCATGGAAGGAAAAGAATGGGTATGGGACAACGGTCTACTAAAAGAGAGAGAAGTTGCTAAATACCAACGTTATATTGAAAGCGCATCGCGCTATCAGTTGGAAGAGAGAACGCTCAAAGCATTTGAGCATTTCCTCGGAAAACTGTGATTTATAAATAAACTTAGATTAATTATACGGAAATTACGAGGTAAACTCAAATGTCAGATATGCTAAACGAAAAGTTTGAGGAGTTCGTTACCGAGCAAAAGGTGATTGTGGAAGCTGGCGATCCTATGCCAACCGTTTCTGCAAACGTTATTCCTGGCACTGGTAGTGATCCTTCACAGGTTTCTGACGCACAGACTAGTTCTGCAAGCGGCAAGGATCCTGCACCAAAGGTAGAACCTTCTGCCGCTTATGGTCAATCTGCTCCTGCGGATCTTGGTGGAACTTCCACCACTCCTAACGAGCATGATGACGACGGAGAAGAGAACCCTGGAGCAAAAGCTGCTGCTCCTATCTCCCAGGTATCTGGAGATCCTCAGCAGCGTGCAGGTGATTCCCCTGACGCAAGACCAACTGTTGGTGCTGAAGTAGCATATGGCACAAAGATGGGAAGTGCAGTTACCTATCCTATCAAACCATCGATGGAAGAACTCGATGTTTCCGCTGACGTTGCCGCTCTAGTAGAGGGCACCGAACTATCCGAAGAGTTTGCAGACAAGGCAAAGACAATCTTTGAAGCTGCCGTCAAAGCAAAAATCTCTGAGGAGTATGACAAACTTGTAGAACACTTTGCCACCGAACTTGACAAGCAACTTGAAGTTGCCAAGTCGGAACTTTCTGAAGAAGTTAATGGCACTGTGAACTACGCTATCGGTCAATGGATGGAGCAAAACCAAGTTGCTGTTGACCGTGGCATCAGAAATGAGATCACAGAAGACTTCATTGCAGGTCTTAAGGGTCTCTTTGAAGAGCACTACATCTCTATCCCTGACGACAAAGTTGACGTGGTAGAGGGTATGTCCGAATCTATTCGTGAAATGGAAGAGCGCCTAGACGAACAGGTCAAGGCTAATGTGAAACTACAAAATCGTCTTAATGAGACTGCTAAACTCAACATTCTGAACACTGTTTCGGAAGGACTTGCAGATACTCAGAAAGAAAAACTCGCAGCACTTGCTGAGGGTCTAGAGTTCGTTTCTGAAGAATCGTTCTCTGCGAAAGTCAAGACTATCAAAGAGAGCTACTTCAAAGAAGCAGCTGCACCTCAAAGCGAGGTTGCTGATGAAACCCCAGTTGAGGGTGCAGGAGAAGAGGTAAGTCCAGCAATGGCACAATATCTCTCCGCACTTAATCGCTGGCAATCCTGATTATAATTAATCCCTATTTTTTCCAAGGAGCAAAGAACAAATGTTCAATTCACAAGCTCTAACAGAAAAGTGGTCACCTGTTCTAAGTCACGAAGGCGCTGGCGCTATCAAAGACAATTATAGAAAGGCTGTTACCGCTGTACTGTTAGAAAATACCGAATCCCAACTACGCGAAGAGCGTGGTATGATCAACGAAGCATCCAACACTGTTGGTGCTATCAGCGGTGATGCACTATCTGGATCTGGTCTTACAACTAAGACTGGTGGTCTTGCAGGTTTCGACCCTGTAATGATCTCCTTGATCCGTCGTGCAATGCCTAACCTCGTCGCATATGACATCTGTGGTGTCCAACCAATGTCTGGTCCTACAGGTCTTATCTTCGCGATGAAGTCCCACTACCAGCAGAACGGTTCCGCACTACGTGCTGGAAACGAGGCACTCTACAACGAGCCTGACACCAACTTCTCTGGTAACACTCAGGGTCCTGCAGCATACAACGATCCAGTATCTCCTCTTGGCGATGGTGGTGCTACCGATGCTAACCCAGGTCTCCTTAACGACGCAACTGGCGGCGGTACAACTGCTGCTAACTATGAGCGTCAAGCAGGCAACATTGCTAGAGAAGACGCCGAAGTTCTAGGTTCTGGATCTACTCTCTTTAACGAGATGAGCTTCAGCATCGAGAAGACCTCTGTCACTGCTAAAACAAGAGCACTCAAGGCAGAGTACACTCTAGAACTAGCACAGGATCTCAAGGCGATCCATGGTCTAGACGCTGAGCAAGAACTTGCTAACCTACTTTCTAGCGAGATCCTTGCTGAAATCAACCGTGAAGTTGTTCGTACCGTTTACACTGTCGCTAAGTCTGGCGCACAGAACAACGTTGCTAACGCTGGTGTATTTGACCTCGACGTTGACAGCAACGGCAGATGGTCGGTTGAGAAATTCAAGGGACTTATGTTCCAGATCGAAAGAGATGCTAACGCTATCGCGCAGCAAACTCGTAGAGGAAAGGGCAACTTCATCATCACTTCTGCTGATGTTGCTTCTGCTCTCGCTATGTCTGGCACCCTCGATTATTCCTCTGGTCTAACTGGCGCTGGTGGTCCTTCCATCGGTGAAGTTGATGACACTGGAAACCTTCTCGTCGGCACCATGAACGGTCGTATCAAGGTCTTCGTTGATCCTTACTCTGCGAACGTTTCTAACACTCACTACTATGTTGTAGGTTATAAGGGTTCTTCTCCATATGACAGTGGACTGTTCTACTGCCCATATGTTCCCCTCCAGATGCTACGTTCTATCGATCCTAGCACCTTCCAACCTAAGATCGGTTTCAAGACACGCTACGGCATGGTCGCAAACCCATTCGTTGTACAGTCCAACGGCACACCTGATGCTGAAGCACTTACAGCAAACCGTAACCAGTATTACAGAAGAGTTAGAGTTGCTAACCTTACCTGATAATAACTGTTATCAAATCAACACAGGGGATCCACGGATCCCCTTTTTTTGTGCTTAAATAGGAGTATGTATCTTACGGTTACTTTATGCCAAGAGGAAACATGAGAAAGGTTGACATCGAACCAAAGATCCTTAAACTAAAAACTGAGATCTACGAAGGTCGATACAATGGCGCTAGCGAGGATTGGCTCAACGGTGCTCATTACTCACTCAACCTAGTTCTTAACATCCTACAAGAATACAGTTCATGAACCAGTCATCTCTAGTTTTACTACTGTGCTTATCACCGCTTGCGGTGATCTTCATTGTTATGAAACTAGCACTCTGGATTACAGAGACTGCTTCTTATCGCGCAGAGACTGAGAAGTTGAAGCGCATACAACACGGTCCATACGAATTTTACGACTACGAAAAAGAAGAAAAAGAAGATGACTGGTAACGATTATCCACAGGATAAAGACTATCAATTATTATACAGGAGGGTATCAAGAATGAAAATTGACACCATGATGGAAGAACCATGTCCATTGTATGAACCAGGATGGGAAGATGTTACAGAATCTCCTGCTGATTGGGCAGACTTCTGGGAGAATGAAGATGCCGCCTAAAGATTGGATTTGGAAAGGTGGAAAGGTCGATCCTCCTGAGAGAGTTACCAAAGAACAAGTACAGGAGATGATTGATGATGCCATACGAAAGCATAATCGTAATGCTTCAATTATTAGTTTTTGGGTTGGTTGGGTTGTTCTTGCACTTTTTGCTGAGGGTCTGCTTCGACTTATTGGAGTTATAGAACCACTATTCCCATGGTTGAAAATAACCTTATAGTCCTTCAATGGATACTAGTAGCAGTCGTGTTCCTAGCAGGAGTATCTTTATTCTGCCAAGGGCACGCTATTTTACATGGTAAATATGGTTATAAACATCATGCACGTGAAAAGAAGCGTGCAGAAAATGTTCGTAAGCAAATGGAAGAAATTATCAATGCGAATGGACGTTCTACAAAAGAGGATTAGAAAATTGGAAATGGCAGAGAAGATTGATGCTGCTCTAGAAGAGTATTACTCTGAAAGAGGATTGCCTGTGCCACAATGGAAGCAAAGAAAAGATCCGCAGTGGTGGAAAGACTACCTCATTGAATTAGGACTAGATCCAGACAACCCATAAATACTAAGTAGCTTGGGAAGTTGACATGTCTGCTGAATGGTACAAGGAGCAACCTAGTAATAGGAACTTCTTAAACCCTATTGGTTATCTCCTTAAACTGGATAAGTTTGAAGGAGTAGATTTCTTTTGTCAATCAGCAAATGTCCCCGACGTTTCTATGCCAACCACGGAGATTGCAAGTCCTTTTAGGAGTTTGCCTGTTATTCCTGGTGGTGGCGTAACGTTCGGGGATTTTTCTGTGCGTTTTATCGTAGACGAAGATCTTAAAAACTATAACAGTATCCACAAATGGATGCGCGACGTTGGTAATGCGGATCAAATGCAACGCACTACAGCAGAGAGTGACATCTTTACAAAAGGACAATTACACATCGTCACTTCACAATACAACCCAGCATTCATTGTAGAGTTTCAGAACCTGTTTCCTGTGTCACTGACTAATCTACAATTTGATGCTACAATAACTGATGTGGAGTATCTAACTGCGGAGGTAACATTTAAGCACCAGCAGTTCTTCATTCGTGATAAAAACTTACAACCTTTATGAATTTTGACAACCTTCGTAATAGATTTGAACAACTGAGAGAAGAGTGGACTTTAGATAGTGCAGTTGACTTTCAATTCAAGAATAAACAGTATAGCACAGATCTGGGACAACTCGCGTTAGACATCCCTTTTCAGCACAATAAATACTTAAACCATTACACTGACATTCAACAGATCAAAACTTCACTGGAGTTCGAGATCCGTAAGATGGTTAGAGATAAGCGTGAGTATTACTCTGGCGAAGCAGACGCTAAGACATACGCCGCTAAACCATTTGGATCTAGCATTAAGACTACAGAAAAAATGAAAGTTTATCTAGAAAGTGATGAGGAAATCATTAACCTAGAAGCAAAGATTAAATACTTGGACCAGATGCTCTACTTTCTGGATCAGGTTATGAAGCAGATCTCTAATAGAGGTTTTCAGATCAAGAGTGCAATTGAGTGGGAGAAATTTACTAATGGACAATGATGGCAACGCTCAGTATCAAGAAGAAGAACGAAGTCTACATTCAGATTTCTTCTAAGGAACCTCATGTACATCGTGAGTTGTCAGACTATTTTACGTTTGAAGTTCCTGAAGCAAAGTTCCTGAAGAAGAACCCACGTTACAAATATTGGGACGGAACCATTCGTCTGTACTCACCTGGTACAGGCGAACTTTACCATGGGTTGACGAAACACCTACAGGTGTGGGCAGATGAAAGACAGTATACAATTGAGTATGAAAATAATGATTGGTACGGAGAAGTTGAAGACACTAATGGTTTTGTCTCTCCTGCAGGTGTCAAGACTTTTATGGACAAAATCACCCGAACGGGAATTACTCCACGCGAGTATCAATACCGTGCGGTTTACGAAGCAATAAAAAATAATAGAAAACTTTTACTTTCTCCTACGGGTTCTGGAAAGTCTCTGATGATCTATTCCCTCGTCAGATACTATACTGCTACCAGCAAGAAGACGCTCATCATCGTCCCTACTACGTCCCTCGTAGAACAGATGGTCAATGACTTTAACGATTACGGGTGGAATGCGGACGATCATGTGCATAAAATATATTCGGGCAAAGACAAGAATACTGATAAACCAATCATTATTTCCACATGGCAATCCATCTACAAGTTCCCAAAAAGATACTTTGATGACATTGACTGTGTTATCGGTGATGAAGCACACCTATTTAAGTCGAAGTCCCTCACGGGAATAATGACTAAACTACACAATGCTAAGTACCGTTTTGGTTTTACTGGAACACTCGATGGTAGCAAGACGCACAAGTGGGTACTAGAAGGATTGTTTGGAGATTGTGAGAGAGTAACTAAAACAGATGATCTGATTAAGTCAGGTTACTTGTCTAAGTTTAGGATAAAGGTGCTGTTGTGTAAGCACGCTCCCCAACATTTTGACACATATCATGACGAGATGGAGTATCTTGTCGAACATAAAGGCAGAAATAATCTGATCAAAAATCTTGTCAAAGATATTGAAGGTAATACCCTAGTTCTATTTAACTATATCGAGAAGCACGGGGAACCACTTTACGAGTTGATAAATAGCACTATAGATCCATCGCGCAAGATATTCTTTGTACACGGTGGAACTGATGTAGAAGATAGAGAAGAAGTCCGTCAGATTACTGAGACGGAAAACAATGCTGTTATTATTGCCTCCTATGGCACCTTCTCTACAGGTATCAACATCAAACGTTTGCACAATATTATATTTGCTTCTCCTAGTAAGTCGCGTATTCGTAACCTACAGTCTATCGGGCGCGTGCTAAGAAGAGGCGAAGGCAAAGACATTGCAACTTTATATGATATCGCTGATGACATCGGCGGTCAGAATTATACACTCAGACATTTGAATGAAAGAGTAAACATTTATAATGAAGAAAATTTCAAGTATGAGGTGATAAGAGTAAACCTTAGAGCTGGATAATATGGACGAAGAATTTTATGCAACAGTAAAATTAATAACAGGTGAGGAAATTGTTTCCAAAGTTTGTTACTTGGAAGATGAAGATAAAGTCTTACTAGAAAACCCTCTCCAAGTTGAGACTGCAAGACAAAGGAGAGGGCAGTTAGAAGTGTCTGGTTTTTCTTTTAAAGAATGGATCAGCGCCTCGTTTGATAACATGTTTATTATTAAGCGTGATCACATCATGACCATGACAGAGGTCGATGGTCAAATTGTAGAGTTCTATGAAAAGACACTACAAAGACTAGAAAGCGGAAAGTCTCTTACTGGTAGAGCAAACAAATTACCTAGAGGATCTGGTTATCTAGGTTCCGTACAAGATATGAAAAAGACCTTAGAAAATATATTTAATAAAAGCTAGTATCACCTTTGAACCTCTACAAGGTTAATTGTACTGAGTTTATGAGATCTTGTCAACCCCCTTTACAAACCCCTTTACAAAGACCATTCTACGTGTTACACTGGTAACATGATAAATGGTACAAAACCATGACACCTGCAGTAATGACCCGTAAAAAGACAGAATACTATGTAAACAATAAAGAGTTCCTTGCTGCCATCACTGAGTATCGGCAGAAAGTTCATGATGCCAAGGAACTGGGTCAACCACGTCCTCGTGTCACAAACTATCTTGGCAGTTGTTTTCTAAAGATCGCAACACATCTATCATATAAACCAAACTTTGTTAATTACATGTTCCGCGAAGACATGATCTGTGACGGCATTGAGAATTGCCTCCAGTATATTGACAACTTTGATCCAGAGAAATCAAAGAACCCGTTCGCATATTTTACACAAATTATTTACTACGCTTTCCTTAGACGTATTCAAAAAGAAAAGAAGCAACTAGAGATCAAAGGAAAGATCCTTGAAAGATCAGGATATGATGAGGTCATGCATACTGACACATATGATGGAAGTATGTCTGGCATGAATGCTTCCTACTCAGACATGGGAAGTATCAAAGAAAACATTGAAACTAAAATGAATCGATGAGTGGAGATCATGAAACCTACGAATGGTTTGAAACACCTTATGGAACGTTCCGTGTCGAACAGAAACGCTTTGGAACGTGGACTAGCTACGGTAAGGATGGCAAGGAACTCATCACAGGCGGCACGAGGGAAGCTGTCATGGCGATGTCTCCGTTCCATCTCGAAGGCGTCGCTACAAATTGGGCAAACTGCCGCACATCAGACCCGTATGACGGGACCGTTGGAGGAAAACTATGAAACAAACTGAAAATTATGAACAACTCTTTGAAAGATTTACAAAGAGGATTAAACAAATTAGTGAGCAAACTCCTAAGAATACTGTAGAAGCAGAAAAACAAAAGGAACAATTAGATTACTTGCGTGGTTGTAAAGATACGATAGACTATCTAATGTCAGGTAAATTGCCTAGAGATGGCAATCATGATGGTATGAAAGATCATAAACCCCAATGAAAATCGCACTCATTACCGACCAACACCTTGATGGTCGCAAAGGCAACATTAACTTCTGGAACTATTTTCAGAAATTCTACGACAATGTATTTTTTCCAACGCTTGAAAAAGAAGGTGTCAAAGTCATCTTTGATTTGGGTGACACTTTTGATAACCGAAAGTCTATGGACTATAATACTTTTAACCGTGTTGATGAAAATTATTTCAAACGGTTGGTAGATTACGAGGTTCATATGATCCTCGGTAATCACTGCACGTATTATAAGAATACAAATAAGATCAACTCACCAGAACTTCTTCTGGATAAGTATCCTAATATTCAGATCTATTCTGAACCAAAAGAAATTCAGATGGGTAAAAAAGTATTCTTGATGATGCCATGGATCAATAAAGAAAATAACCAAGAATGTCTAGACATGATTGCCAACAGTGAGGCAGACATTATGTGTGGACATTTAGAGTGTGATGGATTTGAAGTTACGCCAGGTTTGAATTTTGATGGTGGTTTTAAAGTCTCTGACTTTAAACACTTCAAACGTGTATGGTCTGGACACTTCCATCACAAGTCCAAAAAATCAAATGTCCAATACCTAGGCAATCCCTATCAGATGTTCTGGAATGATTATAAGGATACTCGTGGGTTCCATATCTATGATACAGAAACTGACAAACTTAAGTTTATCAAGAACCCTTACGAAATTTTTGACAAGATCTTCTATGACGACGCAAGTGTGGACTACAACAAACAAGATGTGTCTGATTATAAGGACAAGTTCATCAAACTCATCGTCGAAGAAAAGCGAGACTACCAGATGTTTGAGACACTGGTTGATCGTCTTTACAACGTAGGAGCACATGATGTCAAGATTGTCGAGACCCTAGTTGATACGGACAATGTAGAGGACGTAGATCTAGAAACTAAGGACACAATGACACTCCTTAACGAGTACATTGATGAGGTAGAGATTGCCGTAGACAAGACTGAATTGAAGTCTTTGATGAGAACACTATATATTGAAAGCTGCAATGTTGTCTAATGTTCGTCCTAACACTGGAAAACCATCCTGATGGCGTATACTCTGTGTTTGATGATGCAGAAGATAGGGTCATTCCTATCTTTATAGAGAACGATGATGCTGAGAGATACCTGATGATGATGGAATTGGATGAAGATTATCCACCAATGCAGGTTGTGGAAATGGAAGATCATGTTATAATTGGAGCATGTCAAGACCGTGGACAGAAGTTTTCCATAATTACACCTGACGATTTTTTGATACCCCCTGATGACCCTGAAGAATGATTATCTTTGAAAAAATCCGCTGGAAGAATTTCTTGTCCACGGGTAATGTGTATAGTGAAATTGATCTAGAAGCAGGCAGAACAAATCTAATTGTTGGTAGCAACGGAGCAGGTAAGAGCACCATTCTAGATGCTCTTACTTTTTCTTTGTTTGGAAAACCGTTTCGTAAAATCAGTAAAGGATCGTTGATCAATAGCATCAATGAGAAAGACTGCATGGTCGAGATTGAGTTTCGCATCGGCAAGATGGAATACAAAGTTGTTCGTGGTATCAAACCAAATGTGTTTGAGATCTACTGCAACGGACAAGCATGGAACCAAGAGAGCACTGTTGTAGAACAACAAAAGAATTTTGAGAACAATGTTCTTAAGATGAACTACAAGTCATTCACACAGATTGTTGTGTTGGGATCATCTACATTTGTTCCATTCATGAAACTGCCTGGCGGTCAACGTCGTGATATTATTGAAGACATCTTGGACATCCAAGTGTTCTCTACAATGAATGTTCTACTCAAAGATAAGATGAGAGAGAACAATGAAGAACTTCGTGAGATTGATTATCAACTTGATCTTCTCAAAGACAAGATTGAAATGCAGAAGCAGAACATGCTGAACTTGCAGCAGAGAACTCAAGAAGAGATTGATCGCAAGCAAGAGAAAGTTAACGAGTATAAAAAAACTGAACTTCAAGGTGCCGAAGATGTGTCTCTCCTAACACAACAAATCGGAAATCTTAATGAAGAAATGCAGGAGTATAAATCTGCAAGTGAGAAAATCAATAAGTTGAACACATACATGATTAAGTTGACACATAAACTTAACACATGTAAGAAAGAACATGAGTTCTTTGAGTCCAATCATGTGTGTCCTACATGCACACAAGAACTGTCTGATGAACTCCGCGAAGAAAAGATTTCTGCAGGCAAATCTAAATCAGAGGAATTGCTAACAGGATACAATGATATCGTTCAAGCAATTAAAGAAGAGGAAACAAGGTTCAATAAATTTACTGAACTGTCTACAGAAGTAAATAATATCAACACTACGATTTCTCAAACCAATTTCCAATTGATGACAATCAGAAAGCAAGTGGAAGCACTGCAAGATGAGATCAAAGAACTGGAAGGAGATAATGTAGACAAGAAAGCAGAGTATGATAAATTGCAACTTCTTGTAAAGAGTAAGAAGGATTTCAGTAAGCAACATGCTAACCTGAAGGAGGACCGCGATGTTCTTACAACCGCTGGTCAACTCCTCAAAGATAATGGTATTAAGACTAGGATCATCAAGACTTATCTTCCTACCATGAACAAGTTGATTAACGAATTCTTACAAAGGATGGAGTTCTATGTCAATTTTACCCTTGACGAGAACTTTGAGGAGAATATCAAATCTAGATACCGTGATGTATTTTCCTATGACAGTTTTAGTGAAGGAGAGAAAGCTCGTATTGATATCGCTCTTCTGCTTACTTGGCGTTCTATCGCTAAGCTTAAGAATTCTGTGGATACTAACCTATTGATCTTGGATGAGATCTTTGATGGATCACTTGACCAATCAGGTACATCTGATCTAGGATGGATCCTCAGGAACTTCGATGATAGCACCAAGGTGTTTGTCATCAGTCATAAGCAAGGTCTAGACGATAAGTTTGACAGAACCATCTCTGTGGAGAAGGTCAAGAACTATTCGGTCATCAGTGAGACAGTTAACGAAGTGACACATGGACTGGTTGGCTAGTCCATTTCTTTGTTATGATGTATACATCAGACACAGAGACACATGCAAACCCAACAAATCAAAGGCAACCTTGCTAAACTGCTCGCTACAGAAAACCTAATTGTAGAGCACCGCAAAACCAGCACTGCATCTTTCGACGTTGACCGTCGTGTGCTGACTTTGCCTATGTGGGATAAAGCATCTGGAACTGTATACGACATGCTTGTAGGTCATGAGGTAGGACATGCTCTGTTCACTCCTAACGATGACTGGAGATGCATTGCTGACTGCCCTAAGGATTTTGTTAATGTCATCGAGGATGCTCGCATCGAGAAATTGATGAAGCGTAAGTATCCTGGTCTTAAGAAATCTTTCAACGGTGGTTACAGAGAACTTAATGACAAAGACTTCTTTGATGTTCATGGTCATGACCTCAGCACTTTCAGTTTGATTGACCGTATTAACTTGCACTTCAAGATTGGTGCTAGTGCAATGATCCCTTTCTCTATTGAGGAGCAGGTGTTTGTTGCTCGCACTGATGTTGCAGAGACTTTTGAAGAAGTTCTGAAGATTGCTAATGACGTGTACAACTTCAGCAACCAAACTGAGAAAGTTGCAGAGATGCCCGTAGGTCAGAATTCTGAAGAGGGTGAAACTGAAAGCAACGATGTCGAACAATCTGAGCAGCAAAGCGATGAGAAAACATCTGCAGAAATGCCACAGAGACCAGAGGCAGGCACCAACAATGCTGGTCCTATTGAGAACGAAGATGATGATCAGGAAGATGATTGGGATGACGAAGAAGATGACTTCGACTTTGATGGTAATCAAGGCGGTGACACTTCAGAAACTCAGAATGCATTTGATCGTGCATCAGAAAGATTGTCTACTCAAAGTGGTCGTTCTCCAATCTATGTTGAAATTCCAGAAAAAGTTAACCTAGATAAACATATCGTTGATTGGACTACTCTTCATGACTGGATTGATGTCAACAGCACAGAACCAGAAAGTTATGAAGAAGCTGATAGCAAATACAGCGAGTTCCGTAAGCAATCACAGAAGGAGGTAAACTATCTTGTTAAAGAGTTTGAGTGTCGTAAGTCTGCTGACGCTTACGCTCGTGCTGGTCAGTCTAAAACTGGTGTTCTTGATACTGCAAAGTTACATACTTACCGTTATAACGAAGATCTTTTCAAAAAAGTAACTGTTGTTCCTGACGGTAAGAACCATGGAATGATCTTCATCCTAGACTGGTCTGGTTCTATGGCAAACGAAATTCTTTCCACTGTCAAACAACTTTTGAACCTGACTGCATTCTGTAAGAAAGTTCAGATCCCCTTCGAGGTTTATGCGTTTACTAATGAGTGGGTTATTGCTGAACGTGCCTTGCAAGGTGCTGATCCCATGGAATACGTCGAGTATCAGCGTCACGGATTAGAGAAGAACATCGTTCATATGAACGAAGGTTATTTCCACCTGATGAACTTTGTTTCTTCTCGTTCTAACGCTCGTGACTATGAGCGTATGTGTAAGAACTTGTGGCGTGAAGCATACTACTATCGTCATGGTTATGCTAGTGGTTATCGTGCTGCTCCAGGTCTTGGTTTGTCTGGTACTCCTTTGAATGAAGCAGTAGTTATGATGAACTATGTTGTTCCTGAATTCAAGAAACAGAATGATTTACAGAAGGTCAACATCTGTATTCTTTCTGATGGTGAGAGTTGCAACATTGGTTATGGTCATGAAGTTTACAATGATCACAAAGATGAGTGTCACATTGTTCCTCGTCGCATTGAATACTATCAAACTCTTCGTGACCGTAAGACTGGTATCACTTATGAGACCTTTGACTATGACAATGTAACCAACACTTTCCTCAAGCAATTGCGTGATCGTAATCCAGATGTGAACGTGATTGGTTTCAGAATTCTTGCTGGTTCCCAACTACAAAGTTTTGTTGGTCGCTATGCATCATACGATGGTTACTCTCAAGTTCAAAAGCAATGGAAGAAAGAGAAGTCTGCTATCATTGCTAACCCTAAAGCATTCTCTGCCCTGTACGCTATCTCTAACACTTCTCTGAATGAGAGCACTGAATTCAAAGTAGAGACTGGTGCTAAGAAGGGAGAGATCACTAGAGCATTCAAGAAGATGCTCGGTAGCAAGTCCACTAACAAGAAACTGCTCAGTTCATTCATTGAGTATGTCAGTTGACAAACTGGTACATGGGTGTCCCACAAGGCACCCATAACCGTTATACTATATTCATACACAACACACAAGACACATGCCTTTCGCTCCCGTTCCTGTTTCAACAGAAGACCTCGTTTCCTACCTTACTGAAAAGTGTGGTACTGAGGTAAACACCAAACAATTGTTTGAAGCATCTGAGCACTTCAACTGCTCTCTCGCTACTGTCAAAAAGCGTCTTAAAGATTACAAGAAAGGCATTGGCAAGTGGAACCTGACTGTTCAGGAAAAACTTGAGAAGACTTATCAAGCACCTGCTGCTGCTCCTGCTGTTCAGCAAAATCTTGTTCCTTCTAAGGACGACAACTATGTTCCTTTCGGTAACTTCACTGACGTGAAGAAGATCATTCAGTCTGGTATCTTCTACCCGACTTTCATCACTGGTCTGTCAGGAAACGGTAAGACTTTCTCTGTTGAGCAAGCATGTGCTGCTCTAAATAGGGAGTTGATCCGTGTAAACATTACCATTGAAACCGACGAGGATGATCTTATTGGTGGGTTTCGTCTTGTTGATGGCAACACTGTTTGGCATAACGGACCCGTCGTGGAAGCTCTTGAGAGGGGAGCTGTGCTGCTTCTAGATGAAGTAGATCTCGCCTCTAATAAAATCTTGTGTCTTCAATCTATTCTGGAAGGCAAAGGTATCTTCCTGAAAAAAACTGGTCGGTATGTGCAACCTGCCGCTGGTTTCAATGTCATCGCTACTGCCAACACCAAGGGTAAGGGCAGTGAAGATGGTAGGTTCATTGGCACTAACGTGCTGAACGAAGCATTCCTTGAGCGTTTTGCTCTCACTTTCGAGCAAGAGTATCCTACTCCTGCTGTTGAAACTAAAATCCTTCTTCGTGTTGCTGCTGCTGTCGGCAAGCACGACGAAGAGTTCTGCACCAACCTAGCAAACTGGGCAGATATTATCCGTAAAACTTTTAATGATGGAGGTATTGATGAGGTTATTTCCACCCGTCGTCTTGTTCATATTATTCGTGCCTATGCTATCTGGGGCAATCGTATGAAGGCGATCAAGGTTTGTGTCAATCGTTTTGACGAAGAGACTAAGCAGTCATTCGTTGAACTGTATGATAAGATTGATGCTGATGTAAACACTGATGAAGAAACCAATGAAGAGTGATGAATTTCACGGATACGTTGGACACGTTGCAATCCTGAAAGATTGCAGTCACCGCTCAGGAAAGATCTTGGGCGGTGAAGGTGTCAAACTTTTCATGCAAGCAATTGACGGAAGCGTCTTTGAATGCTATCATGATAATATTGAGTACATTTGGGAAAAATGAGTTTTAAATATAATGAAGACGAACTCCTGAAAGAACTTCGGGATTACGTCGCTGGTACTTACAATCAACACTATTCTGCTGGCAATGACAGTATCCAAACGTTAGACTTGATTGAAGCATGTGGTGATGCAGAAGCATTTTGCCGAAGCAACATTCTTAAGTACGCATCACGGTATGATAAAAAGGGCACCGCCCGCCGTGATATCATTAAGATCCTTCACTACGGTCTTCTCCTTCTTCACTTCTCTGACAAAACTAACGTTACTGAAAACTACAATCAATGAACCAAGTTATCCTTTCTAAAAAAACACTTGATGTCCTCAAGAATTTTTCAACAATTAATTCCTCCATCGTATTCCGCAAGGGGTCTACAGTCCGAACAATTTCAAATGCCGAGAACATCCTCGCAAAGTTCACTGGCGAAGAAGTATTTCCTAGCGACTTCGCAATTTATGATCTTAGTCAGTTCCTTAGCGGTATTTCTCTGTTTAACGATCCTCAACTGGAATTCACATCTAGCGATTTTGTTTCTATCCGTGGCGGGCGTCAGTCTGCTAAGTATTATTTCTCTGACCCTGAGATTACGCTCAAGAGTGCTCCAGAAAAAAATGTAAAATTTCCTGGTGCAGATCTTCAGTTCAATCTGAGTGCTGATGATCTAATTGCATTGCAGAAAGCATCTGCAGTGTACGGTCTTCCCGACCTTACCTTCCAGTCCGAAGAAGGACTAGATACTATCAAACTTATCCTAAGGGACAAAGAAAATGATACCAGTAATACTTACGATATCACCGTTGCAGGTTGTTCGACGGGCACGTACAGTCTGGATGTCAAGATTGACAACATCCGTGTCCTACCTGGCGACTACAGTATCAAAGTATCTAAGGCGCTAATCTCTGAATGGACTAACACTGACGTTGACCTTACATATTATATTGCCCTTGAACCTTGAATATATTTGTTACTGACCCTGACCCTACCGTATCTGCTAGGCATCTACCTGACAAACATATTGTCAAGATGCCTCTAGAAACTTGCCAGATGGCATCTGTAATTTTTTCCAAATACCATTGGGACTGGGGCACAATCAATAAAAAAGATGGCACTCCTTATCGCACCACTGGTGGGTTTAGGAACCATCCTTGCACCGTGTGGGCAGCGTCTACTAAAGCAAACTTTGCTTGGATGCTCCATCACGGTTTTGACCTTATGTGGGAGTATCAGAAACGGTTCAATAAAGAACATGGATGCTTCCAGACCATGTGTCAAGCAATGACCATCTATCATGATCGTCTCAAAGATATAGATGGTAGCATCTACGATTATAAAGATGCAAAGGACTTTGCTCGTGCTATGCCCGACGAGTTCAAGTATGATGATACAATAGATACGTTCACCGCTTACAAGCGTTACATCGCATCTAAACCTTGGGTCAAGGACAACTACCGTCGTATTCCTGAGCGTAAACCTGATTGGATTTGATTATGAGTAAAGAATTTTTGTGGGTCGAAAAGTATCGTCCCAAAATTGTTGAAGATTGTATTCTCCCAGACACTATCAAAGAAGTGTTTCAGGGTTTTGTCAATCAGGGCGAACTGCCTAACCTGCTGCTGAGTGGCACTGCAGGTGTGGGTAAGACCACCATCGCTAAAGCGTTGTGTGAGGAGATTGGTGCTTCTTACATCGTGATCAATGGATCCGATGAAGGACGTTTCCTAGACACTGTACGCAATCGTGTAAGACAGTTTGCCACTACCATCTCTCTGACCTCTGGAGCGTCCCACAAGGTCGTTATCATTGACGAGGCAGACAACACCACTAACGACGTGCAACTGTCTCTCAGGACCGCTGTGGAGGAGTTCCATGGCAACTGTCGTTTCATCTTCACCTGTAACTTCATTAACAAGATCATCGAACCGCTGCACTCACGTTGCACGGTTGTTGACTTCAGGATCAAACCTGAGCAAGCAATGGCATTGCAAGGACAATTCTTTACCCGTCTCAAAACTATCCTAACCCATGAAGAAGTTCAGTTTGAAGACAAAGTTCTGGCGAAACTTGTTAAGAGGTATTATCCTGATTGGCGCAGGCTTATTAATGAGTGTCAGCGTTACGCTGCCACAGGTGCTGTCAATTCCGCTATTCTCGTTGACGTTGCTGATATTAATCTCGACGATCTGTTGGGGTCTCTCAAAAGAAAAGAGTTCACCACGGTAAAAAACTGGGTTGTGCAGCACATGGATAATGATCCTACGATGGTAATGCGTAAGATCTATGACAGCATCTATGGTGTTCTTAAACCTGCTTCTATTCCTGAAGCAGTTCTAATCATTGCGAAGTATATGAAAGACATTACAATTGTTCCTGATCAGGAAGTTAATCTCTTGGCATGTCTCACTGAAATCATGATGAGTTGTGAGTTTAAGTAGTATAAATACTCTTAGACTTGCAACAGCAAGTCAAACACACAGACAACTTACACACAAATAACTATGTCAACTCCTTACGAGCTGCGCTGGGAAATTTACCAGCAGGCAGAGCAACGTCTTCGTGACCGTTACGAAGCAGAAGTCAGAAATTACGAAACAATTCTAGAAAACGTCCGTTGTGGAATTTCAGATGGTGTCGAGATACCATCTCCACCTGTATTCCCATCAGACTTTGAAATTCATAGTCTAGCAACTCAAATCAAAAACTTTATCTCGGATAAGGAGGTAAAGCAATGAGTAGATCTCCAGATGCTGTAAGACTAGTTCCAATGATGCCACCTATGATGGAGGAGGAAATGAAACCTCTTTCTAGGGAGACTGGTGCTACCAACTATGGTGGCACAGCATGTGAAAATCTAGTCAAAATGTATTTCCTACAAAAAGGAATTAATGTTGCAGAACCTCATGTTGATGATGGGGTAGACCTTCTCGCGCAGAAACCAGGAGAAGGATGGAAAAGTATACAAGTTAAAAAAGTAGTCTATCAAACTAAGTTAGACTATGGAATGAAGGTTAGAAATGGGGTCGAAGTTTTTCGACCTCGTTATAATTTTAACTTCCAAGGTGGTGGAAAAACCACTAACAGTAATCAGAAGGGAAAGAGGCAAAGGGGTCCAGCAGATTATGATATTTTCTATCATGTTCTGATGACACCATACCGTAAATTAATTTGGGAAACTCCTGTAGAAATGATCCCTCTTCGTGAAGGAACTCAAGAGTTTATTCAATGTAAAAATCCTTCATTGGATAGTACCAATTGGAAAAGAAAACCAGCAGAGATTGATTTCTCCAAACTATTGGTATACCAAGAATACGATCCTATTATCTTCAAGACCTATCCAAACTTCTTTCTAAAAGAAGAAACACAATCAGTGTTGGAGTTTGTATGCTGAAGAAAGTTTCTAATCCTATGTCCATGAGTTATCAAAGTCTCAAGCAGACAGTCTTGAGTAAAGATTTTCCATGGAACTATGCTGAGGAAACCACGCCAGGAAAAGAATTGGAAGGACATGAGAACATTCCAGGATATTCACATGCATTTCTAATTGCACCAGGAAATAATATGTTTAAATATTCTGCACCAAACTCTCCTCTTCTGGAAAAATGTTTGCAGGCATTTAGAGATATTCTTTTAGCAAATGATATTGCTCCTAAACTTTTTCTTAGGGCAGCAGCAAATGCAGTTCATTCAACAGAGAAAGGTCTTCCTTCAGTTCCTCATCTAGATCATGATGAGATACCACACATGAATATTATTATCTACCTTACACCAACTAATGGTGGGTATATTTCTTGTGATGGAAAAACTTATGTTCCAGAAGAAGATGATGTATTAATCTTCAGTGGAGAACATTATTTGTTACCTCCTACTAAGGGTAGACGTGTTTGTCTTGTAGGTACATTCTTATGATTTTAGATTTTTACAACGTTCCTGTATGGAAGTCGGATACAGAACAAATTCTTCTACCAAAGATACAAGAAGAACTTGATACTGCATACTCAAACTCTACCTTCTCCATGAAATCTGGATGGGGTCCAACTCATTATATTTCAGAACGAGATTTTTGTGGTAGTATTATAGATCCTACCATGAAGTTTTTCCCCAGAGAAATTGATAGGCATCTGGATATGTATCTTGAGGCAATTCAATTTAAACAAACTAACTTCTATTCTCTGGACCTAGAGCACACAATTAAATCATGTTGGTTCTCTAAGTTTGAGAAGGGTAACTATGCACATGTGCATGATCATGGATCTAGTGACATCTCTGGTGTTTACTATTACAAAGTTCCTGATAAAGGATCTGAATTGTTTTTTCGCAACCCGATTACACAAATGAGTTCCTCGTTCATCTATGAACATCTGTCAACATCAGTTGACGTAACTCCTGAAGTTGGAACCATACTGCTATTCCCCAGTTGGTTGCAGCATGGTGTAAAAACTAATGAGAGTGATGACACTAGAGTAAGTGTTTCATTCAACATTCAATTTGAAAGAACATGACACTATTGAAATTTCTTGAAAAAGATCCTAGAATACAAAGCATGGAGGAAATGCATGAGAGACTTGAAGGCGAACCCGCTAGGCAGTGGGCATACATCAAGAGTAAAGACAACGCCAACAAACGTAGCAGAAGCAAATGATGCTTTGTTTCATGCTACAATGAACTTACCAGCGGCTGCCGCACATTGTGGTATGACGCTCAAGGAGATGAAACTCACCTTTTTTGAATACCTTAAATATCATGCCCCAGACTATCAAATCCCTGAAAACACCATTGAGATATCCAGGCGGGAAGAGTAGAGCACTCAGCAAACTCTTTCAATACATCCCTGATCTCTCAAACTATAAAGAGTATCGTGAACCTTTTCTAGGTGGAGGCAGTGTTGCCTTGGAAATCACCAAGAGATATCCTCGTCTAGAAGTTTGGGTCAATGATCTCTATGAACCACTTTACAATTTCTGGAGAGAACTCCAAGATAATGGTCATGAAATTAAAGACATACTCCTCCAACTTAAACAGAGGCACCCTGACCCCGCTTCCGCAAAACAACTTTTCTTGGATGCTAAAGCGTATCTGGAAAAAGACCCCTCTGAGACTGAGGATATTCATAGAGCTGTTAGTTTTTATGTTGTTAATAAGTGTTCTTTTAGTGGTCTGACTGAGAGCAGTTCTTTCTCTAAGCAAGCAAGTGATAGTAATTTTTCACTTAATGGTATTCAGAAGTTGACAGACTATCAAGCGTTGATTGGCAATTGGAAAATTACAAACTATTCTTATGAACAACTCCTTAGCGATTGCAAGCAGACATTCACTTACCTCGATCCCCCATATGAAATTGGAAGTAATCTATATGGAAAGCGGGGGAATATGCA